GACGAGTTTCAATACGATGAAGACGGCGAACTAATTCTTTCTGAAGAAGAGGAAGAAGAAGAGACTAGAATTGAGATGGGTCTGATGGCGTCTGCCAACGCTTTGACCCTGTTTAAGACACAAGGACAAGATGATATTATACTGGCTATTAACCAACAAACAAACTTAGCTATGTATTATAACGCATCTATCAATGGTGGCGTGTATGCTGACGCTCCCGGTCTTGCTGATTCAGATATAGCTGACAACAAGAAAGCCTTGCGTAATAACTTAGCACAACAGATTCTGCACGAAAAAATGGTCGATATGCAGTATAACAAATGAGGTTTAATATGAAATATTCTATTGCAATACTTTCACTATTCGCGTTTCCTGCACTAGCTAACGTTCAAATAACAGGTAGCGTGGAAGCTAAGTGTGTTATACAAACAGATAAAGCTGGTGTGTATGGAAACCCTATTGCTAGTAAACTAAGTACAACACCAGCCGATGGTGGCGTACTACCAGTAATTAGATTTGATGTATCTATTGCGGATGCCTACACTGCAAACATAACGCACCCAACATCCTTTAGCTCGTCGCCAACACTTACAGACACACTTGTTTGGACAGGCAGTACAACAGCAACAAAGATGTCTGTATCAGGAATGTCTGCGTATAATGGCGCTAAAGTTATGGTAGGCAGTACATCAAAATTTAATCTTACACTAGCAGGATCAACATGGTTCTCCACTGCATCCAGTGCAGTTTATGGTTCAGCAAAACCGTTTCCGGGAGGCACTTACACGGCCATCGTACAGGCAAGTTGCATTGCTAAGTAGGATAATCACATTAGGGATGCTTGTTACTTTTGGTGCGTCTGCGCACGAGATGACACCTGCGTACCCTGAAGTAAAAACATCTCACGTTAAAGACGTGGTTAAAGTAGAAATGTCTCTCTTTAACTCTAGGGAAGAAATAAGATATTATCAGATTGATTTGTTTGATTTAAACTGGATGAATATACCATTCTCTACAACGTATAGGATTATGCAGGTTGAGTATAAAGAACATAAAGCGTTCGATGTCTACATAAGAAAAAGGGATATGCCTGAAGCTGTGTATCTATGCACAACGTCGAAGGTAAGAAAGACCAACCAGTCAAGAACTCTTATTTCTTCTAGGATATGTTCAAGGTTAGATGGTGAGCCAGCATGAGATTAGTAGCTGCCTTTTGTTTATTATCTAGTTCTGTTGTAGCCGACAACAGCTCTCTTTCACTTGCATTGCCAAGTCCGCCTATGAACTATCAGTCAGATTCTTTTTCGACAGGTAGTATGCGGTGCAGTAATGCTGTCGGTGGCGGTGTAAACTTAGAGTATGGTGTAACAGGTGTGCTATCAGGTTTAGATACTAGCAGCCGTGGCAAAGACATAGGGGTGTACGCTCGTATTGTTATCCCTTTAGACAAACCAAAGGCTCGTATTAACTGCGATGATCTTTATCAGATTGAATTAACGCAACGCAGACTAGAGATACAAAAGCTACGTGATGAGTTAGAAGCACTGAAGAACTTACAAAATGCTGGCGGCGAGATGGAGTTTGAAAACTAATGGATACTACCAAAATAGCAGATAATATAGATGGGCTTGCAGATCGTGAGTTTAAGGCAGGCGGCATGAAGTTATCGTTTGGCTCTATTGTGGCTATCTTTGCGTTCTTATCTACAGTTGTAGGTGGTCTATATGGTGGGTTCGTCATGTACCAAAAGATAGAAGAGGTCGCGGGGCTAGACCTAGGTGCTTATCAACAAGCGATGGATGTTATGGATGCAAAAGTCACGGGTATTGCGGAAAAGGTAGAAGAATCCGTAGAATATAGTCGTGACATTAAGAACGGATTACGTTCGGACATATTGAGCATTGAGAAGCAGACAGATCGTGTGGAGGACATGGTACGTGAATCTGAAGACAAAGTGCGTAAGATGATAGACAGCGCAGAAGTTCGCTTTGAAAATCAACGAGAACGTGTTAGAGTATCGCAAAGCGGTGATATGAAAGAACTTGAAGAAAAGTTAATGGATAAACTACAAAGGGCATTAGACAACCCCCTTGCTGATTAGGAGACTAATATGACTGAGTTTGAAAAAGCTGATGTAGACGGTAATGGTTCGATAGACCAAGCTGAATGGGATCGCATGGCGTTTGAGGATAAGCGCTTAAAAATGCTAGATGACGATGCACAAAGAGATGCCCAGCGCAAGATGGCGTGGTTCGCTTTGTTTGGTATGTTGCTATACCCACTGTCTATAATTATTTGTAACGTGGCTAATCTTGATGAAGCCATGAACTCACTAGCTTCTATTGCTGGTGTGTATTTTGTTTCTGTAGCTGCTATCGTTGCCGCTTTCTATGGTAAAGAAGCCTACACAAAAGGAAAGGCGAATAACGAATGATGAGTCTTGTAAGTAATCTAGTAGGACCTGTTACTGGGCTATTAGACAAAGTTATTGAGGACAAAGATCAAAAGGCTAAGTTAGCCCACGAGATCGCTACGATGTCCGATAATCATGCCCAGCAAGCTTTAATGGGTCAATTAGAAATAAACAAAGCTGAAGCTGCATCAGGTTCTTTGTTCAAAGGTGGGTGGCGGCCATTCATAGGTTGGGTGTGCGGTGTTGCTTTTGCATACCACTTTGTATTGCAGCCATTAATCGTGTTTGGTGTAACTGCCGCTGGTGTTGATATACCTGCATTACCAGAGTTTGATATGGGTAGTTTAATGACTGTTATGATGGGAATGCTCGGATTGGGCGGACTTCGTAGCTATGAAAAGAAACAAGGAATTACAAAATGAAAGAGAACTTTGATAAATGCTTAAAAATGCTTCTTGCTCACGAAGGAGGATTTGTAAATCATCCCGATGACCCCGGAGGTATCACAAATTTGGGAGTTACTAAAAAAGTGTATGACGAGTGGGTTGGTCGTGAGTCTACAGAACAAGAAATGCGTGACTTAACACCTGAAGATGTAGGCCCGATATATAAAAAGAACTATTGGGATCGAGTCAAAGGCGATCAACTTCCTTCTGGGGTAGACTGGTGCGCCTTCGATTGGGCTGTAAATTCCGGAAAAAGTAGACCTTCCAAAGCTATTCAACGTGCAGTCGGGGCTACTCAAGACGGAGCCATAGGGCCAGCTACGATAGGTCTTATCATGGAGAAAGACCCAAAAGAAATAATAAATTATGTTTACGGCGTTCGTCAGGACTTCTATAAGAGTTTAAAGACGTTTGAAACATTTGGACGTGGCTGGACGCGCCGCAACAAAGAAACTCTACATCAAGCGTTGGAGATGGTATAAAATGCCCCTAAAAAAGCTACTTTTGAAGTCTGGTGTGAACCGTGAAAACACACGTTATACGAGCGAAGGTGGCTGGTACGAGTGCGATAAAATACGTTTTAGACAAGGTACACCTGAAAAGATAGGTGGTTGGCAACGTATATCTGCTACAGTATTTCAAGGCGTAGCTAGGTCACTATGGAACTGGGTAACTTTAGGTAGTCAAAACCTTATTGGTGTGGGTACTAACTTAAAATTCTACATTGAAAACGGTGGGGCGTACAATGACATCACCCCATTACGTGCTACAGTGACGTTAACTAACCCGTTTGAAACAACTTCAGGTTCTCCTATCGTTGTCGTAACTGATGCGGCTGGTGGTTATACAGACGGAGACTTTGTTACATATAGTGGAGCTAGTGCAGTAGGGGGACTTACACTTAACGGTGAATATCAGTTAACAGTTACTACCACCACTAACGAATACACAATAGATGCAGGAGCAGCGGCTTCTTCTAGTGCAACAGGTGGTGGTACTGTTACCGCAAAGTATCAGATTAACGTAGGGTCAGCCTTTGCTGTTCCGTTAACTGGGTGGAGTGCATCTTCATGGGGTTCTGGTACGTGGGGTGTAGGTGGTACATCTACGGAATCTATACGTCTATGGAGCCAATCTAACTTTGGTGAAGACCTTATCTTTGGACCTCGCGGTGGGCCTATATACTACTGGGATGCAACCAGTGGGCTAACTTCGCGTGCAGTAGGACTGTCAACTGTTGGGGGTGCTAGTAACGTGCCTACTAGCCAACGTATACTAGAAATATCAGATATTAACCGTTTTGTTTTTGCGTTTGGTGCAAATGAGTTTGGGTCAGCTACGATCAACCCAATGTTGATACGGTGGTCAGATCAAGGTAGTGCAGTAGATTGGACACCCTCTGTTACATCACAGGCAGGATTTCTTACGTTATCTCGTGGTACTGAAATTATAGCTTCCAAACAAGCTCGCCAAGAGGTTCTAGTGTGGACTGATGCAGCGTTATATTCCCTGCAGTATGTGGGCGCTCCTGTGGTTTGGGCAGCACAGCTTGTAGGTGAAAACATATCTACAGCGTCCCAGAACTGTGTAGCATATGCAAATGGTGTAGCCTACTGGATGGGTAAGGATAAGTTCTACAAATACGATGGGCGTACACAACCACTACGGTGCGATTTGCGCAAGTTTATCTTTGGTGACTTTAACGAACAGCAATACGATCAGGTGTTTGCAGGCACTAACGAGTCTTACCATGAAGTGTGGTGGTTCTACTGTTCCGCAGATCAAACAGACGTAGACCGGTATGTAGTGTATAACTATTTAGAAGATATTTGGTATTATGGCACAATGGCTCGTACTGCTTGGCTTGATTCAGGGCTACGTGGTAACCCACTAGCGGCTACATACACTTACAACCTTGTAAATCACGAGGAAGGTGTAGATGACAATGAAACAGCAACTACTGCAGCAATACATGCTTACGTGGCTTCTGCTGAATTTGACTTAGAAGACGGACATCAGTTTGCGTTTATATGGCGTGTACTACCAGACATCCGGTTTGACGGGTCTACTGTGGGGTCACCTAGTGCGACTATGACCCTACTACCATTGGCTAACTCTGGGTCTGGGTATAACAGCCCTGCATCAGAGGGCGGCAATAATTCACGTACGATAACACGTACGGCTGTGCTACCTGTAGAATCTTACACGGGACAAATATACACTCGCGTGCGAGGTAGACAGCTTGCTATGAAAATAGAATCTACTGGAGAAGGTGTTACATGGCAGCTTGGTTCGCCACGAATTGACATGCGCCCTGACGGGAGAAGGTAATGCCTAACGAAATTGACAAGGTAGCTACACCTGCGCTTCCTTTAGCACCTGAAGGTTACGAACGTCCGTATATGGACCAAAATAGCAACGTGCTACGTTTGTTTTTCAACCGCCTTGTCAACACAGTAAATACTTTACTTAGCACTGATGTAGGAGGTAAGTTCTTATATATGCCCTACGGAGTGTTTTATAGCACTGTAGACCAAACAGCTTCAGTCGTTAACACAGGGTATGCAGTTACGTTCAACACCACACGAGCTAGCAGTGCGATAAGTGTAGTTAGTAACTCCAGAATTACGGTTACAAACCCGGGGGTGTACCACATAAAAGCAACTTTGCAGTTAGAATCTACAAATTCGTCAGCAAAGAGCGTGTCGATATGGGTGAAGAAAAACGGTACAGATGTGGTGTATAGTGACCATGAGTATAGCATAAGTGGTAGTGGTAAGAAGGACATAGCTAACTGGAACGGGTCTGTTGGTCTTGTAGCTGATGATTATGTTGAAGTGTTTTGGTCTACAGATAACACTAACGTAGAGTTGCACGCACATGCAGCAGCATCTCCAAGACCTGCGGTAGCATCAGCTTCGGTTGCAATAACATTCATAAGTAATGTGTGAGGTAGGAATGTTGCCAAATAACTTAAACTGCGGTACAGTACCTCAAACTCTTATTACTTTTCTACGGAGGTCACATAATGGAAACTGTAGTAGATAGTAAACAAGAACCCCTACCTACACCTAGTGTTGTTATGTTGGCTTTAAAAAATACTACTGGGAGTAAACACAGTGACCAAGCACGATTGTTAGCTGTGGCTAAAGAAATGACTATGGAAACTGCTGATGTTGTACAGGTAGGTAACAGTGTATTCTTAGCGCATAAAGGTAAAAAAGCCAACAAAAACAAAATGGTTGGACGTATGTTTAATGTTGATACTGCACGAAACATGATAGTAAACTACGTACAATACCTAAAAATATTGCAAGACAAAGGAGTAACACATTTCTCTTTTGATATAGACGATGACTTTTACCTACCTGCGATAAAATCAGTAACTAAACGTCTGGAAGATTCTGGTATACGTGTTGGTGTAAGCAAATTTAAAAATAAAAACGGCTATAGGGTTTACTTTAGAATTTTCCCTAGTCCAGAAGAGGTGTAGCTTATGGGTTGTTGTAGTTTTATTGAAGATGCAATTAAAGATGTTGGCTATAAAATCGACGATGAAATTATTCAACCGATCATAGACGTAACAGAAGATGCTATTGATTGGGCTGTTGATGAAATAGTTGATCCCGTTGTAGATATGGGACAAGATATACTTGAAGCGGCAGGTGAAGACCCATTAAAGACCATAGCCACTATAGCTGCCATAGCTACAGGTAATGTACACTTAATACCCCTTATTGATGGTGCAGCGGTTTTAGCTGATGGTGGTGATCTTGAAGACGCCGCAAAAGCCGCGGCTGTATCTTATGTCGCTAGTGCAGCGGGTTCTGCTGTAGGTACTGCCGCATCTGCAACTGCTACAGAGGCGCTTGGGGCAAGTGTATCGGCAAGTACAGCATCTACTGTAAGTAATATTGTTAAAGCAGGTACGAAGTCTGCAACAACTGCACTTGTATACGGACAAGACCCTTTGAAAGCTTTTGTTACAGGTGGTGCAAACGCTTTTGTTGCTGCGAGTTTAGGCAAAATCAGCACCACTATGAAAGAAAAATTTGGTAGTACCTATGATGATCTAAATGATGGAGTCAAAGATTCTATATACGCTGGTGTTTCTGCTGAGATAAGCGGAGGTGCATTGACCCCTGAAGCAATGTCTAACGTAATAATGAAAAACGCTGCTATCGGCGGCACTATGTCAAAATTCTTACAAGAAAACGCTGGGTTTGATGCGGCTCAAGCAGCTATATTAACTAACGCAGTAACTTCCGCTGTTACAAAAACAATACTTGGTAACCCTGACGCTGCAGGCGAAGCGTTCTTTAATTCTATTTCCGCTGCAGGTGCAGAAGCGTTAAAAACAGTTATTGATAAACCCGTAAATACTGCGATAGATAAAGTTAGTGGTGCTTACAAGGCCACAGAAGAAAAAGCTTTAGCTTTAGATGAAAAAACAAAAGCATATAACAAAATAATAAACGACATATCTGTTACAGAAAATGCACATAACGATTTATTAGATGAGCTTAACGGCAAGATTACAAAACAAGATGAGCTAAAACAAAAATATTTAGACAAAAAAGCTATTCTTGATGACGCCAAAAACATAATGAGTTCGGATAACCCATACTCGGCAGAGTTTGTTGACAACTTAAAAAATTCAGTAAATGAAGCTGCTGACGCTTACAATACGTTTAAAGATAACTTAGCAACTGATTATGAAGTATCATACAAACCCGCATTAGACGCATACAACAAAACACATGCAGACTACATTGCACAACTACCTGACGCAAAAACTGAGTTTGATATTGCTACTTCTGAGTATGATACATCTCTAAAGTATATGAATACTAAGTATGAAGACTTCAATGAGACGTTAAAACCTGCAACTGCTGCCATAAATAAATCTATAGCTCTTTCTTTGAGTAACGATTTTGATGAAGACGCATACAAAGCTTATCACGGATTAGATGCTGACACAGACGTGTACGGACATTTCCTAGAAAATAGTCAAAAACTACCTACAAATGCAAGCGGTTTTGCCACTATGCTAGATAAGTTTCACGACACGGTGTTAAAACAATCTTTAGCTAATAAAGGTATAAACGTAGAAAATCTAAATCCTGATCAACTGCAAGCCGCATTAGATTACGTTGTAAAAGAAATAAAAAATCCTGAGTCTATTACAGGCATAGATTTTGAATCCTTTAGTAATGAATTAAAGACAATAGCAAGTCTTACTTCAGGTGAAGTGGTAAAAACGTATCCGAAAGGTGAAGGAGTATCGGCAGTAGATATTGCTAACGGAGACGCAAAGCTAGTTAACGTTAACAATGAATACGTATGGCAAAAACCAGAGTTTGTTGATGGTAAGTTAGGTGGTATATACGACGCATTAACCGGAGAAACTAATTACTACAAAGAAATAATGTTTAACGGGTTAGCAAAAAGTGTACCTGAAGATGCTGTACTCACAAAAGATGCAGAAGGTAATGTTACAAAGATAGAATACCCAAATGGTAGTGGTCTAATATCAGAAGAAGTTTTACCCCCAGTGTCTTTACCAGATTTAATAAAGAAAAAAGTAGATGCAGGCGAAAATATACCTTCTGGGTTTATGAGTGCGGTTTTAGATTTAGGGTCAGCAGCAGGAAAACTTTTAGATGAATACGTAGGAACTCCTATATATGACGCGTCTAAAAAAGTTTACGATGCCTACGTATCTGAAGGTGCAAAAGACGTTATAGAAAACACCGCAAGTATAATAGGTGGAGCAACGGGCGAAACGCTAAAAGCTATATCTGGGTTGGCTGTACTCGCAGGATCAAACCCCAATAACAGTCTGGGTAAATTTGCAGATAACTTGATTAGTGCTAGCGGTGACTTACGATCTGAAGAGTATGCAAATGCTCTTGGAGAAATAGATGATGCAATGGCAGACTACGATAAACAGTGGCGGGAAGATAATCCGGGGCAAGAACCCTCTACTGCTAAGAAAGTGCTATTAAAGGCACAAGCTATATATGGTGCTGCATGGGATAACCCTGTAGAATTTTTGTCTGAGTACGTTGTTAAAGAAATAATACAAGAAGTACCTCTTCTACTTGCATCTGGCGGTGTAGGCAATCTAGCTAAAAAAGGTTTGCTAGAAGCTGGAGAAGCATATGCTACAAAAATAGCTACTAAGGCAAAACTTGGGACAGCTCTTACTTTAGATGCAACCGAAGCTTTTGGGGGTACAGCGGCAGGGGCGTTCGACGAAGCATATGCTACAGCAATAAAGACTGGGATGTCCGAACAAGAAGCAACGGATTATGCTATTGATATTGCGCAAGCGGCGGGTACTACTGCAGTTATAACCCTAGCTGCAACTGCTGGCATTGGTGGACAAGCTCTTGCAAAATCTGTTCTTGGGGACAAAGTTGATGATGTTTCAACAGGTGCGTTTAACGCGTTGTTTAAGAAAATAAAAGAAGGTGGTACAGTAACTGTAAAAGAAGGTGTCACTGAAAGTATTGAAGAAGGTTTACCACAACTTATAACCGGTATGTCTTTGGCTATGATTGACCCGACATACGATGTAGCGGGTAATGTTACTGGGTCAGCAATACTTGGTAAACTGACGGGTGCGGGAACTTCAGGAGGTATCTACACTGGTAACGCAGTAGCTGATACATTGATGTCAGTTAACTCAAGCGTTATAAATGCAATGGGGAATGCAGGTAATTCCACTGCTGCTGTAGCAGCTTTAGGGGAACTAGGTATTACAGACAATGTAATACTAAACAACATACTAAACACTTCATATGATACACAATATGTAAGCACTGCAGAAGCTGCAAAAGCGTTTGAGAATCAAAACCCTGATTATATACCTACAGAAGCAGAAATAGAATCTTTTGTATCTAACAGACCTGACTCTGAAGTCGCTACGTTAGTGGCAAGTTATATAGACAAACGTTATTTAGACGTAGACGAAGTAAAAGCCGCAGCAGAAGCATCGGGCATAACTCTTACAGACGAGCAGGCTGAAAAATTTGTAGGGCAAAACCCTGATGAAACTGAAGCTTTAAACGCTGCTATAGCAGAAATAGAAGATAAATCTCTGTTTTATACTGATGCAGACGGCAACAACGTGTTTGCTGGGTATTATCCTGATATGGGGGATAGTGACCCAATTTTTGACAATAATCGCCCTCCCTTTGGCGATAAACCATCTTCTGGAGAAGTCCCTGATGGGATTACACCCCCACCAGCGGGAAGTATAACTTCACCGGTTATGGTTGATTATGTAAACGAAATTACAGGTGAAACTTACAGCGCTCCTAACAGTGGGTATACCCCTGTAGAAGGTAGTGGTTGGGTAGTAAAACCTCCTGCTAGCGGGACTCTTCCAGTTGAAGACCCAAAAGAGGGTGAAAGTGATTTTACTCCTTTTCCTGATATACCTGACGATGATTTTGGTGAACTTATTCCATCCGAACCTGTAGGTGACGACGCTATTTTTCCAATGCCGATTGGCCCTACTCCTGATGACTCGGTTGATGAACTTATTCCATCCGAACCTGTAGATGATCCACTCACTGCGGATGATGTGAAGGATATTATAGACACAGCTATAGGCAATTTACCAGAATCAGCTAGTCCTGAAGATGTATCCTCTGCAATAGAAGATGCTTTAGCGGGCATGAATAACCTTAGTGATGCGGATGTATCCTCTGCAATAGAAGATGCCTTAGCAGATATGAACAACCTTAGTTCTGAAGATGTTCAAGATATAGTTGATGAAGCTACAGGAGTAAATGCAGAGGCTATATCCGACTTAGAAACAAGCTTAACTGAACTTATCGAAGAGAATAACGGTGATGTTTCTGCTGCGTTGGACGAACTTGCAACTGCTATGGGAGTGGGTGAAGCTAGCATACTTGAGGAGCTTGGTACTACAGAAGCTAACCTCACAGACAAATTTGAAACTGGGATTAGTGGTGTAGAGGAAAGCGTTAGTAACTTAGAAACAAACCTAACCGCACTTATCGAAGAGAATAACGGCGATGTTAACGCTGCATTAGACGAACTTGCTGATGATTTAGGGACTACTGAAGCTAACATTCTTGAGGAACTTGGCACTACAGAAGCTAACCTTACAGAGAAGTTTGAAACTGGGATTAGTGGGTTAGAAGGAAGTATAGGTACTCTTTCTAGTGATCTAGCCGCATTAGGCTTGGATGTAGATACTATAGCCGACCTTATTGGTAAACCTGCGCGGAAGGTTACTGAGACAGATATAGACTTTGTTATAGACTTAATTGCGCAAGAAAACGTTAGCGAAGAGTTAATTACGCAGTATGATGTTACAGGTGATGGTATCGTTGACATAAACGACCAGAACATGTTATCAGATAAGCTACAGGGTAACGATGTTACCTTTGCGGATACTTCTATGTTTAACCCTGCCACTGGCTTGTATGCAGAGATGGATACAAAGAATGACGCAGTTACTGATATGATAACGGACATGAACACACAGATTAACACGCAGACAAACCAACAAAATTTTGCAGAGTTCCAAAAACTACTAGCTGAATCAGATGATATTGGTGGGCAACGTGTAGATGTTAAGTCTGGAGACAAAGTAAAATTAGACTATTTATATGACATTGGTGGAGAAAGTATCTTTGCTACACCGCAACAAGAAAGTATGTTTGGCTCTCCATTTGGACAACGCGATGTTATGCAACCTGCAAATCAAACGTTAAGGCCATTTTCTCGTGCTAGTGGGTTCGCACAGGGTGGACAGGTAGAGGATGAAAATGATATGCTACTAAGAATACTTGGAGAAACATAATGAGCTTTTGGGATGATTTATTAGGCTTTGCTAAAAGTGATGCAGGAGAAGCTGCTCTTGTAGGTGGCGGTTCGTTACTACTAAACAGTGGTTTATTTGGTGATTTTACAAGTGGGGAAATTCCTCAAACTGGATACCAAGGTGGTATACCTGAGTACACTGCGCAAAGGCAAACAGTATCTAGCACATATGATCCTAACAGACGCCCCGGAAGTGGTGGACAACGGTATTTTACACAAACACAATATAAACCCAAGGCGGATACCCCGCCAGCAGAGCCTATGTCTGCAGAGGGTTTAGCGGCACTTAATGCGTCTAATCCTGCACGACAAGAGCGTAGAAGACCCGGTGGGGCAAGAGTACCCGCGGGAATTGCCACACAAGCAAACATGCAAGCTAAACCTCCTACATCAGAAGGGATACCTTCCGTTCCTACTTATGAAAACGAAGTAGTACAAATGGCTACCGGTGGTATTGCAGAACTAAAAAAGGGTAAATACTTAGATGGTGCTAGCGATGGTATGGCGGATGAAGTACCTGCAAGTATAGATGGACAGCAAGAAGCACGATTGAGTGATGGTGAGTTTGTTATTCCTGCTGACGTTGTAAGTCATCTTGGCAATGGTAACTCTGATGCAGGTGCTAAAGTATTAAAAGACATGATGGATAGAGTACGTAAAGCACGTACAGGTAACGAAAAACAGGGTAAAGAGATAGACCCCAAAAAATTTATACCCGCGTAGGAGGTAGAACATGGCTGAAGGCGACGTAACCGCACCCGTAGACCCAATGGCGGGAAAAGCAACAGGTACAGAATCATCTTTATCTAGTTGGGCAGGCCCATATGTAACTGAGATGCTTGGAAAAGGTGCAGCTCTTGCAGACGAAGGCTACAACGCATACATGGGACCGCTCACTGCAGGTACTTCCGAACTGCAAGATAAGGCTTTTGCAGGGTTGGGTAGTTTAACATTACCTACAGATACAATGGGTGTAGGGGGCTATGAACAACAACAGTTTACAGGGGATGTAGCACAACAGTATATGAACCCATATCTGCAAGCATCGTTAGACCCACAGCTAGAAGAGGCTAGACGCCAAGCAGGTATTACAGCCGCGCAAAATGCTAATAAGTTTGCAGGTGCGTACGGAGGATCAGCACAAGCCTTGTTTAATGCAGAGGCTAACCGTAATCTAGGGCAAAACCTTTCAGCTATTACAGGACAAGGCTACGCAGATGCGTACGATAGAGGGTTACAACAGTTTAACACTGCACAAGATCGTGCAATGACAGCGCAAGACAAAGTAAATTTGTATGGTACAGAAGGTTTGGCTGCACTAGCTAATATGGGTGCAACGCAAAGAGGTATTGAATCTGAAGGTATTACAGCAGATCGTTTACAGTTTGAAGAAGAACGTGACTTCCCGTACAAACAAGTGCAGTATATGCAATCTTTACTACAAGGCTTACCTATCGAAGCACAGTCTTACTCTTACGCACAGCCAAGCAAATTATCAAACATCTTAGGTACTTCCGGCGGTATGATGGAGTTATACGATACTCTATTTGGTGGAAGCAAATCCCCTACTAGCGGTGGAGGAGGAAAATAATGGCTTTAGGTGACGGCGGTTTAGACGCACAAGTAGAACAACGCATGGATGCCTACCGAGGCAACCCACAAAAACTTCAACAACGTTACGGGCAGAACAAAGAGCTGCTTGATTTACTAGCGTTACAAAAACTTACGTCTGAAAAGAAACAAGTCGCTGCAGATATGCAACTTAAAGCACAACAAAACCCTAACACTATAGCACAACAACGTGAAGCAGAAGCACTTGAACTCACAAAAAGCGCTATGGGTGGTTCTCTTAGTGAGTTAGCAGGACGTACAAAAGGTACGCTCGACCAAAAAGCAGCTATGCAAAAGAAGAACATGAGCCGTATGGCACAGGGGGCAAGTAAACCGCAGATGGGTGGCGGTGCAGGGTTAGCAGGGTTGATGGGTAAACCACGTCCTAACGTACCACCACAAGCTCAAGGTTTAGCAGGGGCGCGTATGGCTCAAGCCGCAAACAGTGGTGGCCCCGTTCGTATGGCTGGTGGAGGCATAGTTGCTTTTGCCGGAGGTGAAGGTGTTAGTGGACAAAAAGGATTGTTCTCAAAGGGTAGAAAACTTACGCTTGACGAGAAAGCTGCATTCCAAAGAGCATTTGGTGGTACTGCAGATAGGCTTATAAACCAAGTTGAAAAAGGTTCTGTAAGTAGTCTTTCTGTAGGTAAAGATACACAACAAAAAATAGCAGATATTTTAGGAGAATCACTTGCTCCGGAAGCAGAAAAGGGTGTTGATCCTTTACGGCTAGCTAATCCCGGAGGACTTCAAAACACAGGTGTTCCTCTATCTGATGCTATGTTACCTCCTAGTAACGCTACTACACAGAGGCCAGATGACGGTTCTCTCGATGCTCCAGCAGGAATACAAACGTTAGTTCCCCCTGTTAAAGAACCTATGGGTGGAGAAACGTTAGGCCAAGATAGTGTTCAAGCTAATCAGACTCCTCCTGCCAAAGAAGAACCCGTAGCTGGGGAAGGTACGCCGACAACAGGTAGTGGCATAGATATGAACACTCTTATGGGTAACATGGGCTTCACTGCCGAAGACCCAAATGCTGCTATGCAACGTGGCTTTGCAGAATCAGATGCGTATACAGGACGTGCGGAAAAAGCCGCTAAGTATGACGACATGGTATCAGAGATGGCTGCGTTCGATGTAGAAAACTACGACCCAGACAGAGAACGTAGAGATAGATTAAAGTCATTCTTGATGGGTGCTGCAGGTACAACAAACATAGGGACTACTTTTGCATCCGCAGGAGCTGCATCTATGAACTTAGCTAATTCACAGCGTAGAGATCGAAGAAGTCGCCTGATGGATAAGTTCAACATGGAGAAAGATAAGATGACAACCGATACAGGGTTGGCACAATCTGGACTTACTTTAGGTCGTGAACTATATTCTCAAGCGCAACAAAACCAACGTACCGCGCTACAGGCAGGTGTGCAACTAAGGGGTCAAGACCTTACCAACGCACAAAAAAATGCAGATCGTATATTGCGTAAGATAGAAGGCGACAATACTCAAGCATACCGTTCCGCTACATTGGCTATAGAACAAAACAAATTAGATTTGGCAGCACTAAAAGACAAAAATGCTACAGAAGCCGCAAGAGTTACCGCTGCAAACAACACTATATTCCGTACATTGCAGGTTAGAGAACAGATCGCCAAAGAAGCTAATGCGTTAGCCGGTGTAGAGGTGGCAAAAACAGAACTTGAAAACGCAGAACTAATGGGGTTAGAGCCTGAACAGGTAGCAGCCTTACAAGAAAAATTTGATAAAGCTGCAGCGATGGCTCTCTCCATGACTGAAGATATGATGAACAAGTTTGGTAGGGGTGTTGGCGAAGATGGCAAACCCACAGGTACTAGCTTGTTAGACGCAGAACAGTTTGCAATTCAAGTATTGAGTCAATACGGTATAGAACCAACGATAGAAAAAGATTCGGTAACCAGCACATCGTACAGCGAGTAGATTTATGGGAATACATACACTTAACCTAGAAGATGGTTCGCAGGTACAAGTAGAGGCTCCCAAAGATACATCTTTGGATGAGTTATTGTTGCTAGCTAATAGGCAACAAAGATTTCAAACACCTGAACCAACTAGACGTCGCGATGAAGCTATCGCAAGTAGGTTAGCGGAAACTAAAGCTATACCTATAGAAGAGCCTGTTATAGCTGAAGAAGAAACAGGATTACTAGGTGATCTTGCTTCTGGGTTTGGGGCAGGATTTGTAGGTACAGGTGAAATGGCTGCTCTCGGTGCAGCTACATTACTTGGTGAAGAAAACGAACTTGCAGCCCGAAAGAAAATACAAAGTGTGGCAGATGCCATAAAACCAAGTGGCGGTGACCAAGACGACCTTGGGTATAAAATTGGTAGTGTGTTTGGTTCTATCGCAGGGTTTGCTGCTCCTATAGCGGGTATTGCCGCAGGTATTGCCGCTGCCCCTGTTTCTCTCGGAGCCGCCGCTACTACAGGTATTGCCACTGGTGCAGGTGCGTTGTTAGGTGTAGGCACAGCCGCAGGTGAAGCCAGTGAACGCGCTCGTGCTGGAGGTGCAACACAAGAACAGCGTAATCGTGCTATACGGCAAGCCGCACCGTTTGGTTTACTAGAAGTTGCACCACTAGGTCGCTTTATGCGTTCTGTAGATGTTCCTGTAATCGGTAAGTTTATCAAAGACCTTGGCCCTGAAACAGTAGAAACTATCGGGCAAAAGATACAAAACGCAGCTATAACTGGTGGTGGAGAAGCCGCACAAGAAGCTTCCGCAGAGATTGTACAAAACTTAGCAGAGCGTGGGTATAATCCAGAGCGAGCTATATTAGAAGGTACAGGTGAATCTGCGTTGCTAGGTGGTGGTGCAGGTGCTACTATCCAATTCTTTGTTGATGCGTTTACAAACAGCCGCAAAGCAGGTCCAGATGGACAGCCTCTAGCGATTGAAGATATGCGAGATAAACGTATTGAAGATCAACGGCAGGGTTTAGGATCGTTACAGATAGAAGACCAACGTGTACCACAAGCTAGAGCTGCAATAGGTGAAGCTTTAGATGCAGATGGTGCTGTACCGCTTGAGAAAATGCAAAGCATTGTTGCTGAAACTGGGATACCTTTTGCAGAACTTGAGGGTGTTGTATCCGAAGAGATGGGCAAGCGCGGTAGCGACTTAGCTTTACGTGCAAAAGCAGAACTTGATGCAGAAGAAGAATTAAAAAATCGTTTGCAAATAGAAGGGCCAGAAAGCCTAGGTTTGACTTCTGATAGTGAAGGTAATGTACTTACACGAGAACAACGAAACGTTGAAGCTGAAGCTGGTAGAGTTAAAGCTAAAGAAGACGAAGACGCTCGTATGGAAGCTCTTAGAAATGAAGCTTTACCAGAAACAGACGACTCGATTGATAAAACTAAAGCAAAAGTAAAATCGCAGTACCAAATAAGACCAACTGTAGAATTTGACATAAGAAAAGACTTAGAAACAAAATATCCACGTTTAAAGTCAAGTGATTTAGGGTTAAATGCAGAAGAAGGAGGAAAAGCTGATGAACCGATTAAAGGAGCTAAGCCAGACGCAGGTAGAGACGGCGTTCGACCTCCTAGCGAAGATGTGGACGGAGCCAACAACATTGACCCTGCTGGAGATGCCGATGCCAAGAAAGATACCAAAAAATCTGGACCACCTACAGATGGCGGATTGGGAAGCACTAGCGTGGTCTCTGGACTGCCTGATGGAACAAAGAGAGCAAAACCAACTGCATTAGAAGCCGCAGGAGTTAAACTTGTAGAGACATCAGTACCTAACGAACAATATCTTGCAGATAAGAACAAAGCTGCAGCTAAGAGTAGGAAGGCTGCAAAGAAAGATACTTATGAAAGTAACATAGGAAGACCTGCAACAGTTTCGGCATACTTTGAAGACGCTGATGGCAACCGTACTGTTAATTTAAACCCTGAGATACTGGCAAACGTAAAAGGCGCATTAGGCGAAGAGGCTACACGCGGTACAGGTGTGAAAGCAGATAGACTACGTAAGAGTATAGAAAAAGATGGGTACGACTCGAAGCTAGGCGCTATACTGGTTGAAGTGCGTGAAGATGGTACTCCATTTATTGTTGAAGGTAATAATAGACTTGCCGAAGCAATTAGTAGTGGTAGAGAAAGTATACCTGTTGAGATAAAATATATTCGTGGTGGAGAAAAAGCTAAAGGTATCTTAGACCCTATGGAAGTAGGGATAGAGATGTACATAGAAGAAAAACTACGTGAACCAAAATCAGAAGCTAAACCAAAAGATAAACCAAAAGATAAGGACGTACGAAAAGTTATGCCTGTACTTGGTAAAAAGGGTACGGCACTTGCTCCTGAAGATAAAGCAAAAGACGTTAAAGATAAACCTAAACAGACTACTGCTAAACAAAGAGCAGAGAGTGCTGAATCGCAGAAAGAAAAAGTTGCAGCACGCAAGTCTGAATCTAAAGAACTCAATGCAAAACAGGCGGCTGTATACACACGTAAGTCTGTTAATGTACAACGTATGGGTAAGGACTTAGATGCTGAAGTTACTATAGATGAGTTTGATAACGCCGCTAAGAAAGCTGTACTTTCCGAAATGGATAAGACACGTACCAAAGGTACGCCAGTTACAAATGCAATACAAAGATACTTTGGGCAGTTCCCCACGTTTGATTCCGCATTAACACAAGCTATAGAAGATGTTGCTAGCGGAGAAACACGTACTGCTGATAGTAACGACTTATCAGGAGACCTACCACAACAGGTAATGCAACGTGAGTTTTACTTAGCTGACCCTAGCAACAACTTACCTTCTATGGGTAAAATATCTGGTGCTAAAGTTCTAAAATGGTTTGGTGTGGATGTTACTAAGGCAGGTGCTGTAAGAGTTTTACCAGATGGTAAAGGGTCTAAAAACCTAAAAAGTTACATTGAGACAGAGTTAAACTCGGCTATAACTGCGTATGCGAATATAAACAACAGACAAAAAGCTAGTATCAAACAGCAAGAACAACAACGTAGAAACCTTAAAGCAGAAAAAGTTGCGGCAGAAGCTGAACGAGATAACGCAATAAACAAAGTGTTTAAACTACCTGCAGAGCTAGTCATAGACTTACCGCTACGACCACAAGTACGTAAAGCTCTACTAGCAGGTAAACTACAAGATGCGTTGGTTGGGTTGCAGGCCACTGCAGGGTCTCGCGCTACATCTAAACTAGCCAAAACATTTGCAGAAAATGTAGGTAACACAAAGCTTGTAATTAAGAAGAACCTAAAGACTGACGATGGGTCTACAAAATTAGCAGGTTATTTTGATCCAAAAACTAACACGATAGCGTTAGACGCAGAAGCTGGTATCAACACGCACGCACTACTTCACGAGATGTTCCACGCGGTTACTTCTGCTACAATAGCTAACAAGTCACACCCACTAACTAAAAAGCTCACTAAAATATTTGAAGGTGTTAAAGAGCAGTTGGCTGGAGAGTACGGCCTAACCAGTTTAGATGAGTTTGTTGCAGAATATCAAGCTAACCCTGAGTTTTCAAATCAACTAAAAACAACTACTGTTAACGGCAGAAACCCGTGGATGCAGTTGATTCGAGCCTTGGCTAACTTTGTGCGTACGAAGATGGGTATTGCAACAGTACCTGAGACTTCTACATTTGATGCAGTTGACAAACTGGTACAAGAAATAATTGCACCTACATACGATGGGCGTGCAGCTACTAAAATATACATGGAAGCTTCAACCCCTGCAGGGGCGGCTAAGTTAGTAAATAAACTTGGTGCGCCTAACGCGACTAAGGCCACCACTAAAAAAGAAATCTATGATTATGTACAAGAAGGTAAATCATGGATGGTTAGTAAAACACCTAACAAAGCAAAAGATGTCTGGTTAAAATTACAACCTGTTAACATCTTAGGAGCATTAGCGGAACCAAGTATACCCGGGGCAACGGGTCTTAACACTATAATAAATAATATGAGTTCGTCTTTGCGTAGGCGCAATGCTTCCTTAGACCCTGTAGTTAATAAACTACGCAATTACAGAAAACGTGAAGCAAAAAAGTTTCTAACTTTGCAATCAATGGTTCCAACTGCTACATACAACCGTATTGATCCGAGAGAAGCAGACTTTAACAAAGCTTATGGGTACAAAGAAGGTGATGAAGCATATAACATAAAAAATGCAAAGGCAGTTCATGCGGAACTAAGAAGGCAATACAAAGCATTAGGTAAAGAAGGACAAGACTTATATAAGACTGTTACTAACGTTTTTGAATTTGCTCTAAAAGATATTATGGATTCGGTAGACGCTAGACTTAATGCAACTGTTCAAGACCCACAGCTACAAAAGAAAGCTAGGGATAAGATAGCAGAACTTCTAAACATGGAACGTGGAGTTATTAAACCTTTTGCTCCACTAACTCGTACGGGTAATTATAGGTTACAATACACTGCTGTAGACCCTGTAACGGGTAACCCAGAAATGTTTGTAGAGTATTTTAGAACTGTAAGATCAAGAGAAAAAGCTAAGAAAAACCTTAAAGAATATAACGATGCGTGGATTGCAAAAAATCCTAACAACAAAAAAGTTCGTTCGCAGATAGAAATGCCTTGGGTAGAGGGAACTAAAGATAGTGTGTTTGATTACAGTAAAGCACCATCGGGTTCTTTTATCTACAATGTGTTAAAAACCCTTGAAAGCCAAGGAATAGATAAAGCTACCCAACAACTTATTGTTGACCTCGCACTAGACAGTATGCCTGAACGTTCTTTCATGCAAGGTCTTCGCAACCGTAAAAACATTAGAGGTTTCTTAGGGGATATAACTCCAACAGGTTTAGCAGAAACATCTTATGACCTAATAGATACTGTAGAAAGTAAAGGTCGTGACTATAACCGCCAACTTGTACAAATGGAATTTGGTGCAAAACTAGAAGCGTTTAAACGTGATGTTTTAGACCCTGTTGAGGGCAAGACTATGGATGACATTACAAAATTATATAAAGATAACATATCTAAAATTGTTAACTTTGCACAACGCCCTAATGTACCAAGGTGGTCACAGACTTTAACAGCAGGTGGGTACGCATGGACTATGGGTTGGAACCTATCTTCAGCGGCTATTACTACGTTCGATGTGTTTATGAGTACAGCACCTAGATTAATGGGTAAATATGGCGATAAAGCTACATTCAAAGCTATGGGTAAAGCCACATCTATACTAGCACGAAGTCCTAAAACTAAAATGGTAGCAGTTATGCAACCAGACGGTACAATGGCAAAAGAAAAAGTTAACACTGGCAAAGCGGGTTTCTCTATCGGTAACTATGATTATACCGACCCTAACTTACCATCAGAACTAAAAGACATAGAAGTGTTGGCGGACATAGCTGAAGACAGCGCACAGATAAACCAGTCTTTAAACCAAGAAGAACTGGATATGGGTAACGCAAAAGATGCAGTAGAGAAAATAAATTCTTGGACAAGTTTCTTGTTCCACCATGCAGAACGTTACAACCGCGAAGTTGCTATGACATCTACATACATGTTAGAATTAGATCGCCTACGTGCAAACAATGCCGGTAAACCGCTTAGTCTTACACAAAAACAAGATGCGGCTAGAATGGCAGTTAGTGAAACAGAGTTTACCCTTGGTGCTACAGCATCAGCAGGTCGTCCTGTCATGGCTCAATCGGGTTTAGGTAACGTAGCAATGTTGTTCAAACGTTTTGCTATAAGTAAATATCACATGATGGCGACTATGACGAACGACGCTTTTCAAGCAGGTGGTGATGCACAAACAAAAGAGAACAGGCGTATTGCTCAAGGGCAGTTAGGGCGGTTCTTTGTAACCACTGGATTATTTGCAGGTCTTGCAGGTATGCCATTGATGGGTGCAATCGGGGCTATATATGACTTGTTTGTAGATGATGACGAAGATGATTTTGATGCTATGTTGCGTAAATCTGTTGGCGAAGGTATATACAAAGGGCTTGTAAATACCGCTTTGGGTGTAGACGTTGCAAGTCGTATTGGTCTAAATAGTTTACTATATCGCCCACCAATTATAGATAAAGATCAAGCCACACTTTGGACTTTATTAGAACAGCTAGGTGGCCCTGTTGTGGGTATCTATTTAAGTGCTGAACGTGGTATTGATCTTATTGGAGAAGGTGATGTACTTAAAGGTGTAGAAGCTATGGCTCCTGCCGCAGTTAGAAACGTAATAAAAGGCGGCAAACAATTAGCCACGGGTGAAGTTACTACGCGTAGAGGTAATGCTGTTGTTGAAGATATAGGTATTGCACAGGTACTAGGGCAGTTTGCTGGGTTTGCTAACGCCGACCTCATAAAACAATATGAGATAAACAAGAACGAACGCCGGAAGAGTGGTTATCTAAGCAAAAAACGAACTAAACTCTTACGTCGAGCGAATATTGCCGCGGCAAATAATGATAGAGAAGCTTATAAATCTGCATTAAAGGCCATAAGGAAGTATAATAAGGGTCTCTCTGGTGCCGCTCGTGCCAAAAACATCATACTATCGGACACCATCAAGAAATCTCGTAGGGCATTTAACATCCGTTCAGGCAAAATGGTAGGTGGAATAGAGTATACTCCAATGATGCGCCGTAGTTTAGAAGAGTATGATCAAGGCGTTCAACTGTTCAAATAAAAAACCCCCGACGTTGCAGTGCGAAACCTAGCCAGTCGGGGGAGTTCAGAACGGAGAACGACAAGTTGTCCAAACTTGTCATGGGTAGACTATCACACTATTCTCCAAATGCGAACCCCAAACATTTCATTTTCTATGCAAACGCGTACAGCTACTTGCCACGATTTGTCTTTTGCAATCTTTTCCATCTGTTGTTTGGCCTTCTCAGTGTTAACACAAGGTATAAAAACAGACGCACCTATAACCATATCTTCCCACGACACGGTAACTTTTATTTTATCGGGGTCGAGATCATCAATCTTCAGAGGTTTCTGATACACCTGTAAACCCTTCTAACTTAACTGCCAACACCCAGATAGGCGGCAGGTTAAAATTAGTACCCTTACTCAAACGCATCTTTAGTTTTTTACCCCCCAACTCTTTTTGCATACCTTCTACAGCACTAACATAATCTAACTTTTGCTCACCAAGCCAAGACTTAAACACTTTCGGCACTATGTATAACATGTGAGTATCTGTTTCATATCGCGCTACAAACATACCGCGTGGGTTTTGTTCTGGTATAACCATAGGAGCTACACCATCTGTAGAATGCGCAGTTTCTGTACTCTTAATTTTAAGTATGCTACCCCAATGTTCTGTAGTAAATTCTGTTACCAAAGTCTGAATAGACGCAGTGCTGTCGTCTACAAATGCTTTAGTAATTCTTAGTTGTGACACTATCCACTTAAACAATTTCTTCAGGTCGTAGTCTATTATACCTGCACGCTTTGCGGCTAATGCCCCTGCCAGTATCGCGGAACAACCCCCAGACCAAAAACGATTCTTCTGGTTTAACCCTGCGGCTTTATCTAGCTTTACCTTTATACTTTCGTAGTCTGCCCTAATCGTGTCCTTGTTTTGAATTACGTACTGCACAAACTCAACCCCGTAATGACCGTAATTGTCTTGTATATCTGCAAACAGTTTAGCCCCTGTAAGCAGATCGACCTCTACCAAATTCATCTCGTCTACGCGCAATTCTAACAACCGTTGCATCTCAGCTTTAGTATTGCCTTTTGCCATAGCCATCTGTGCATACATACTGACGTTACCAGAAGATACAGCTATGAGCCTCCAAGGCTTGCCCCTAACACGTTCGTAGTTGCCCCCACCTGCCATACGATTTTTCTGCTTCCCTTCAGACAACTGATATGCGTAGTCCGAGGCGTGTCTGCCAAGAATATTTGTCATCTCGTCCGTATTAAGAAGCATGTTGTGCATAACTTCAGCTACGTTCATACGAGAGTTAGCTGTATCAGCCTTAGTGCCTGTTAGTTTAAACGGGTCACCAAATATAGAAGTACCTGTATACATAGCGGTTGTTTTACCACCACCTGTATCTCCAAACAGATGTATACCTAGACCATATAAACCTGTTAAGGGCATAAGAATTGTGCCGAACCCTGCGCATACAGTAAACTGTTGTAGTTCCATCCCGTCTTGATCGTAAAAATCTATTATTTCTTTGTTACGTTCCCTAGTACCTGCGGTCTTAAACCTGTCTATATACCCTGATGTTTTTGCAGAGGGGGGATTATAACCTATCGAGTGAGCGCTAATGAGTTGGTCACCTAACACAAACTCGTCCATTTTCTTGTCGTCAACCCACCCAAACTGTTGATGTGCTTGACTGGCTGTAGTGGTTTGTTGAAGCTCGTTAATCCACGCGGCTGTGTATGACATTAGTTTATCTATATCCTTCCCAAAAGTAGTTATACCTTGCATAGACATATGCCTACGAAACTCTTCCCGTGCTGTAACCGCAGATAGTGGCACAATAAAATCCCTTATCCCGTCTTTTGGTAAGTGTAACGCAAACGCTATTACTTCACCTAACTCTACATCATGTAACCTGCGTGTCACATAGAAATCATTATGGTATACACAAACCTCTTCTGGGTCACCGTCAGCGTTTGTACCACGTATGTATACACCCCCATTTTGTCCACGAAAGTAAGGCTTTGGAAACACAGGTATTTCTACTGTCTTTGTTGTATCGCCAAAAGTTTCTTCTACTATATTATCTTCTGGAGATGCTTCTGCTATCTCTTTTGTAAGCATAGCAGGTGTAGATATTTTACCATTGTTAGGACACGTATCACATAACTCGTTATGTGTAGAGAACGTACTGCAGAAGTGCGGCCCCCCTGTATCCTGCATCTTCCGCAATGTTCTACTTAAACTGTAGTCGTCATGTTTACTGGACATCAGCTCTGCGCCCTTGTCCCCGTCTGTACACACGTTTGCAATAGATAAACCCGAACGCCACAAATCATGCGATACAGTTTTTTGATTTTCTATTATGTACTTTATCTGCGCACAACCCGTACCTTTGGCAGTCTTTATTAGTAAACGTTTGAAGCTACCTCTTTGATTCTCATTTATAGCATCTAAGAACGCGCTTGTGCTGTTAGCTTTGTACTTCGTTGGAACTGGTATCAGGTCGCCGCCTAATAAATCAGAAAAAACATCAAAAGAAATAGTCCTAGGTTCTTCAACACCATAAAACGTTACGGGTATAGGTGGAGTACCTTTATGATTATGCGTAGATGGTATCCGCAAAACTCGTGCTACGTCTGACGTAACAGATGGATCAGCTTCAAACCCGTCTTCTTTGCATAGTTGTTTGAGGCGTTCAGCTACCGGTAGCCAATCGTCCTTACATACCAACTCAGACAAAATCCAGTAGACGTGTACACCACGCCCCGAGTTAACAAGTGTAGGGTTAGGTAGTTTATGTCGTTTACAGAAAGCACGTAGCTCTACAATAGCAGTTTCTTGGTCGGGGAACTCTTTACCTTCACCACAATCTAGGTCTAGGAAAAAAGATTTCATGCCACGCACGTTATCTGCTTTGCGAGACCCTGCTGTCTCTAACGTAGCCAATGCAAAATACACGTCGTGTCCGTTGGCATCGTAATCATATGCGGCATCTAAAACATCACTTACATTGTTGTAGAAACTTTGTTTAGGCGCACCGCCTTTAGTTGCAAAAACGCAGTAATGGCCTTCGTCTGCTAATAATAATTCTAAAAAGTTTTTTGTTTTCATTGTCACCACTCGTCATAATAAAGTTAACCACGGCTAAACAAATAGCCGTGGCAGGGATAGTTTAGTCGTCCCAATTATCTATGATCGAACCTAAGTCTCCGTCGTCAGAAGGTGGCACAGCCGCCGCTTTTTTAGCGGTTCTTTTTACTGGCTCTTCGTCAAACCCGTCATCTGCGGGAGCTTCATCTAACACGTTATTGCTCTTCACAGCTTTAGGTGTTGATGCAAAAGGATTAGCGTCTTCCATAACAAAGCCACCATCTACAGCACCAAACGGATTACGTACTTCCATAGGAACATACTTAATAACCTGTACAGCTTTTAGTCGTAGCGACACACTTTGTTTACCACCAAAGTCATAAGGTATCAACTGCACAGCTACACTTACTGTACTACCTGTTGTTAATTGAAAATCTTCTGGCAATGGTGTGCCTTGTGAATCCACTTGGAGTGGTTTGTTAGTGACTTCACCTTTATAAGCACCTTTTAGGTTTGCTTTGTGAGTGTATGTACCGTTGTCATCTTTAACAAACGGGTTAACTAACTTGTCTGCCCATTTAGGCTCTTTGTTAGCATCATACGCGGCCTTCATCTGCATAAATAACGCTTTAGCTGTCGCGCTATCCATACGAAATGCAATAGAAAACTCTGCATTCTGGTCTCTTGGACTACAAGGCACACTACGTTTTACGCTTTGATCGAACGTATACGTCTTGTCGATCTTAGGCCATAATGCTTCTACGTTTTCAATAATGTAAGTTTCTGCCATGTTGTTCTCCTTCTGGCTTGTTATACGTCGTCGTCAGCGTTGAAATCAAAATCAAGCTGAGTTTCGGTTGGTTCCTCGTGTACATCTTGTATTGCTTTAGTTAGTTCTTCTGTAACTGAGGTTTTGTTAAACCGGTAAGTATTACCGATCTTTATATACGTGGATTTAGGGATATGCCCCTGCCTAACCCACGCTCGGATTGTAGAAATTGACACTGCAAAATGCTTTGACAACTCCTCTATCTGCACAAATGGTTCTTCATTCATCATTTTTTCCTAACTGATATTACATGTTCTGTATCGACGTTAAGACCTTTCGGCATCACGTCAGGATTTTCCTCCAAGAACTGTTTTACATTAGTCTGGTTCAAACGACGATCCAAAAATTCGGGCATGTCATGTTCTTTTATGAACGAGTACATGGATTCCCAATCTCCAGTCCAATATTTTGTTTTAGTAGACCTAAAAAACAAACCTTCAGAGGTTCTTACGCTTTCTACATTATGTGCATCGCAATAATCTAGTAACGCTTTCTTCAAAGTGTCTAGTTGGCGTACCAACTTTCCATCTTTTTCTTTGTAATCTGCAGACAGTAAGGCTCTTTCTGCTCTTATCTTTATATAAGCCTTAGTAAGTTTGTCTGCAGGGACTTCGGTGTTATCACTCATTTTATGTTCTCCTGCTCTAACGAGAATTACACTTTAGTACCTAGTAATACGCTAGTCAAGTAGTTCTTTGTATAAATCTATCATTTTTGTGTGTACATCAATTCTATTGTCAAGAAGTGCGTAAACACGCTTTTCCGCGGCAGAACCTTGCAACTGTACAACAGTACAGGGATGCTTCTGTCCAGACCTATGAACCCGTGCGTTTGCTTGAGCATAAGTTTCTAACGAAGGCGTTGGCCCCCACCAGACTACTGTGTTAGCTGCTGTTAACGTAACACCATGTGCCGCAGACTGCGGTTGTATAACTAAAACTCTTGGGTCGCTCGTTGTTTGAAACCGTTTAAATATGTCTGTGCGTTTAGCTACAGGTACATCGCCACGAATAACGTCAGTAGTAATCCCGTCACTACGTAACTTATCTGTTAGTATGTCAATGGTATGTTTGAAAGGTACGAAAACAAGCACTTTTTGGCTACTTTCGTCTATTACTTCTCGTAACACCTTATACCTATGCTTTATATCAAACTCTAAGGTATCACCTTCATCGGTGTATACAGCCCCTGCTGATATTTGTAATAACTTGTTCATAACAACAGCGGCGTTAACTGCAGATACTTCATCTTCTTGTATCTTCATTGTGAGTTTTTTCTTCAACATGTTGTAGTATTTCTGTTGTTGTCTTGTTAACTCTACCTTACGCTTCACATATGTCATGTCAGGAAGGTCAAGACACTCTTCCTTTGTAAATCTTATGGCAGGTTGTAACACGTTAAACACAAGGTCAGTAGCTTCAGGTTTAACCACCCACCTAAACTGAGTTATCTTACGCATGACCATATCACGAAACGAACCAAAGAACCTCGGTACAGTCGTAGGGTCAATAAGTTTTGCCAATCCGTACGCATCTAACGGAGATTGTGCGGCAGGTGTACCAGTCATCATCCACAGCCATGTATCTTCATTAACGAGTTTGTTTAATATTTTCCAACGTTTAGACTGAGCGTTCTTGTAGTGCGTTGCTTCGTCTACAATAATTAAATCAAAACCGCCTTTGGCTATCTCTTCCGATACAATCTCTACTCCATCATAGTTTATTATAACAAAGTCCGCGCCTTGCCCTATGATGGCTTTACGTTTCTTTGATACACCATGCGCTATATCCACAGTGCGGTGCGGTGCAAAAGTAAATAAATCTTCACGCCATGCTGAATCCATAATAGACAGTGGGCATATAACCAAAGCACGTTTTATCTTGCCCTGTTTCATCAGATAATCCGTAGCCCAGATAGCACTAGCCGTTTTACCTGTACCCTGTTCGTTGAAGCAAAAACCTTTCCGGTTCATAGTTAAGAACGCGGCTGTTTTCTTTTGGTGGGCAAACGGATCATACTTACCCGTCCAAGTATATTGTCCATGTATGGGGGAAGGCACATCAATATTAAGTGCGTGCAGTGCGTGCATCTCGTCGATACCCCAATTAACTAACACTTCGTTATCGCGTACAGCTTTACTCTTTGGGACTGTTTTAGTGACACGGTTTGGATTGCGTAGCTTTAATAGCAACGCCTTGTCTTCTATAATTCGCACTTAGTTCTCCTTTCGGGCAGTTGCCCGAACTATTTTTTCTTCTTTTTATAGTTACGTGCGCGGTTCTTACTTGAACTTTCTATACGTATACCATCTTTGTTAGACCCACCCTTGGACAAGGCTTTCTTGTGACTAACATCTTTACCTTCACGTTTGTCGGCTTTACCGTTTTTGTTTTTATCTACACCATTCTTATCTACCTTACGTCTGGCGCGTTGCCGTTCCATACGTGCCTCAAACGCCTTACTACCTACAGGTGCATTCTTTTGTTTCTTACGATCTTTGGGATTTTTATATGGCATTAATTTGCTCCATTGTGAACACATTCAATTACAGGGCAGTGTCGTCTGCATAAGCCGTTAGGCCGTGCGTTCCACACATCGTTTTCAGCCGCGGCCTTCATCTGGTCGTACTTACTTAACCATTTCCCCCACAGCTTATGGCTATCATACTCCATGTATGTGTCTTTTACCAAGTCATTACATACAACAAAAAATAACCCTGCACGTACAGTCTTAATTTGGGGGTACTTAGCAAACAAACCCAACGCCATTAACTCTAGCTGTCCTTTGTCTGCATACTTAGAAGACTTGCCTGTCTTGTAATCTACTACCCATGCGAGATCACCGTCCAGTATAACTAAGTCAGCGATACCACGAAACCAAACATCTTTGGCGTAGAAATCACATGCTTCTAAATCAGAGTTTATACCTAGTTTTATTTCGCATAGTTTTTCGCCTGTGCGGTTTTTCAGCGATACC